AACCGATTTGACTCTTCAAGTTAATGGTGTCAAAGACGCTGTTAAATACTTGAACAAAGTTGAGCCTGGTTTCCGCAAAGCGTACGTGGCAAACATGAAAGAAATCGCTAAGCCGATGACCGACGCCATGAAGTCAAACTATGACGACAACCGTTTCCCTAGTGGCACGCAACGCAACTGGTCGCCTGGTGGCCGCCAAGTTTTTCCGTTGTCAGCTTCTAAGGCTGTTCGAGGCGTAGGTGTTCGTGTCAACAATAAGAAACAGGGCGCTGCTTTTTCTGTTATGCAAAAGAACCCTGCCGCCGCAATCTTTGACATTGCAGGCCGTGCCAATGTCAACCCTTTAGCAACAGCGTTTAGCAACAAATTTGGGCGTTCTGCCAGCCGTGTTATCTGGCCAGTATTCGAGGCAAAAATAGTTGCCCTGACAACCGAAGTACAGAAAGTTGTTGACGGTGTTATGGCTGAAGCGAACAAGAATTTGAAGGTGTTTTAATGGCTATCTCAATTCCGATTCTGTCAGACTTCAACAGTAAAGGCATTGACAGCGCCATACGAGAATTCAAGAAGTTAGAGACAGCAGGCGAAAAAGCCCAGTTTGCTATTAAGAAAGCCGCCGTACCTGCCGCCGCCGCTATTGCTGGTTTAGGCATTGTTGCCGTAGACGCCGTAAAAGCGTTCATGGAAGATGACAAAGCAGCTCAACTACTTGCCACCAGCCTACGAAACACCACAGGGGCAACTGACGCACAAATTAAGTCGGTCGAAGCGTTTATAACTAAGACGTCTATTGCCGCAGCTGTATCTGATGACGAACTACGGCCAGCCATGGACAAGCTTGTACGAGGTACTGGCGACGTTACTAAAGCACAAGAGTTAATGACTTTGGCACTAGACATTTCTGCCGGTACAGGCAAAGACTTAGGCGCTGTATCTGACGCCCTGTCAAAGGCTTTTAACGGGCAACTGGGGCCACTGAAGAAGTTGGACCCAGCCCTAGCAAGTTTGATTGAAAACGGCGCTAGCACCGACGAGGTTTTTGCCGCATTAGGCAAGACATTTAAGGGTGCCGCTTCGACTTCAGCAAATACGGCTTCGGGCAAAATGAAATCGTTTTCTATTCAAATGGGCGAATTTAAAGAATCTGTTGGCGCCGCCGTGTTCCCGATAGTTGAAAAATTGTTGCCAGCGTTTCAGGCTATGGGTACATGGATTAGTAACAATGTCGGTTTAGTTGTAACCCTTGGCGCTGTCATTGGTGGCATTGCCGCCGCCGTTATGTTGACCAATGCGGCTATGGCGGCATGGGCCGCTGTTAGTGCTGTCACCGCCGCTATTAACGCTGTTACGGCCGCTTCATTTACCGCCCTTTGGGTTGCTACTGGTGCCGTTGTCATCATTGCAATTATTGCGGCTTTGGTTGCTTTACAAGTCAAATTTGACATTTTCGGTAAGGCTATTGACGGTATCAAAGTTGGTTTTAACGCCGTGTGGGGCGCTATCAAATATGTCTTTAACTGGGCTAAGGACAACTGGCCGTTATTGCTAGCAATTATTACTGGCCCTTTTGGTATGGCTATCGCTTTTGTGGTCAAATTTAAAGACGACATTATGGGAGTATTTAGCCTGATTTACAGCGGAATTAAAGCAACTATGGGCTTTGTTGCCGATGTCATTTCTGCACCGTTTAAAGCGGCGTTTAGGGCTGTTGCCTGGCTGTGGAATAACACCATAGGCAAACTGTCTTTTAAAGTTCCTGGCTGGGTTCCTGGTATTGGTGGTAGCGGATTTGATGTACCCGATATCCCCATGCTTGCCCAGGGTGGAATTGTTACTAGCCCAACCTTGTCAATGATTGGCGAATCAGGCCCTGAAGCGGTTATCCCGTTGTCGAAGTTGGGAAGTATGGGCTTTGGCGGTGGTGGCGGTATTACTGTCAATGTCAACGGTGGCATATCGACATCACAAGAAATAAGCCAGGCCATTGTTAAAGCATTACAAAACTATGTTTACCAGTCAGGCCCCGTGCCAATTAACACCAGGTCAATGTAATGCCTACAACGCCCTGGGTATTTCTTTTAAACGGCGTTACTGACATCACTAGCAGTATTCTTTCGGCTTCTATTACGCAAGGCAGAGAAAAGTACCTAGACAACTACGGCGGCGGTTCACTTTCAATAACGATTAACAACAACAGTAATTTGGCTAACAGTTTCAATTTAAATAACCCAATTTTTGTTTATAACTCAAGTACTACGGCAGGATTTAGAGACACTTTCGCTGTACAACAAATAACATTTAACGACCACCCAGGCAACACAGGACTAAGCACAGCCACCATTTTTTGTGTAGACCCGTTAAGTCGAACAGGCAGATATCAGGCAACTGCACAAGTGTTAAACCAGTTGATAACAACACTTCAAATGGAAGCGTTTAACACCGACCCGTTACCTGCTGGTGTTCTTTATGTCTACAGCGGTTTTTATGGTCTTGGTTCTTCGGTTGCCTCAGCACAAACCTATACCGGCACAGTCTTAAACCAATTAAACATTTTGCAGGCAACTGAAAGGGGATTGCTGAGAACAGGTTTAGCGTTTACAGATTTAACCGCCCAAACCGTGCAACCTGTTAGTAGGGGGTCAATATATAACCGACTAACTACAGCGTTTAGTTTCGGCCGCAATACTGCTTCAACAGTTATTGCCTACAACACTTTTGAACGAATCCAAAACGGTGTCACTTTTATTAACACGGCCACCATTTCGCCTTTGGGTTTGTCTAGCGAAACACGGACTAACACGGCTTCAGTAACTGCTAATGGTGAAGCCTTTTATAGTTCTTCTACAGTCGACTACAACGCAACCCAGGCACAAGGCAACGGCGATTGGATTGTTAACACCTTTTCAAACACCACAGATTTACGCTTCAAAATCGGGTTTACCGACCGTATGCAAAACTCATCGGCGTACACTACATTTCTCGCTAATTTCCCTGGTATCGCTTTTAGTCTTGCCTACCGTGTACCGGCCGCTGGTTCTGACACAACTGTCAATGTTGTTTTGGAAGGTTGGACTATCAACATTACGCCTGAACAAACTAGTTATGAACTATCTTTTAGTCCGTTGACTTACTACCAATTTTTTACGCTTAACTCGTCAGTTTTAGGTATTTTAAACACCAGTCGACTTGGCTGGTAAAGGAGAAATATGACTTATCCCACTTTTAACTCTGGCGATGTTTTAACAGCGGCCGAAATGAACGCTGTTGGTTTGTGGCTTGTCAAGACACAGACGATTGGTACAGGCGTGTCTAGCGTGACCGTTACAGGTGCTTTTTCAACTGACTACGACAACTATTTAATTACCGTCTCAGGTGGCGCAAACAGCATTTCAGGTTCAGCGTTTAACCTTAAATTAGGAGCAACAACAACTGGCTACTACTACAGCCTTTCCTACAGCACTTACAACACAACCCCAGCCGCTACAGGTGGGTCAAATGTTGGTAACTGGGATTATGTCGGCTCAGGCCAAACAACTGGCCTGAATGCTGTAATAGAACTTAATTCGCCGTTTCTCAGTAAAGGTACGAGCATTAGAGCATCTATTGCAAACAGCACTTTTTATGCAGGTAATCAAGCCGGATATCTAAACAATTCAACTTCTTACACATCGTTTATTCTTGCAACATCTGTCGGAACTATGACAGGCGGAACAATTAGAGTTTATGGACTAAGGAACTAGACATGACCATTGACGAATACAAAGCCGAGTACCCACAAGACGCCGTTTACATTCAAGTAGACGACACCGAACGCCTCATGACCGACGAAGAATACGAAGCATGGGTCGCCGAAGGTGTCTACAACAGCAACCACCCTCTGCCATGAAAACGCTAGCCGTTGTCGCCGCCCTCGCCATTGCACTAATGCTGGTCATCACCAGTTGTAACGACAGAACCCGTGATAACTGCGAAACCCAACCCACAGCTCAAAGGTGCAACCAATGAAAAAGTACACAAACTCAGAAATTAAAGCCCGACTAATTCTTATCGTGGGTATTGCTTTAGCCGTAGCGTTTCTAGGTTCGACTGCAGCTTTGTTGTACGGCCTGCTGTTTGTGATTCAACCTTTGGAAGTCAGCCCTAATGACGAATCAGCCTGGGCGTTACTATCACCAATGATGTTGTTTTTGACAGGCGCCCTATCTGGAATCCTTGCCAGCAACGGCCTAAAGGACAAGGGAGAAAAAGACGATGGCAATTAGACCCTATACCGGCAACAAAGACGCCGTACACGCCGCCAAGCGTGAAGGTACCAAAGTGTTTGTGGACTACTGTTGCTACCTTTTCGGCGTTACCAACATAGGCATTTTTAACGACAGAAACATGGTTGGGACAACCCCACCAAAGAAGTCAGTACATGCCACCTGGCGAGCTGTAGACCTTAAAGGCACCCCTGAACAACGGTTAAAACTGATCGACTTCTTATATACCCACCGTGACATTCTGGGTATAGAAGAAATACACGATTATGCAGGTACCTACAAAAACAACCCTAAAGGTTGGGGCGCTGGCTACCGCTGTGACCGTGACGCCTGGCGTGTGTACGACAAAAACACTATTGGCTCAAAAGGCGCCCAATGGGTTCATGTCGAAGTCGCCCCACTACTAGCCGACCACCCTGATGTCGTTCACCATGCTTTCAAAACTATTATGGGTGCTTGACATAGACCTACCGAATCGGTAGACATATCCCGACCTGACCCCGACTGAAGGACAACAAAATGAATGTAAAGCGTTACTTAGGGCTAGCCCTATTTACCTACCTAATGTGTGCGGCCTTTGCGGTAGTGAACCAAAAAGACACGCCACCCCAAACGTATGTGAAACCACTGGCAACAATTAGCCTGGGCGACTTGTCACCCCAACAGCTGCAGGACCGTGCCGTAGAGCTGACAACCACCACTAGCACCACCACGTCGACACAGCCCACCACCCGTGTGGCTTATGTGGACCCAGCAACCAAATGCCAGGAATGGTTGCCCGTTGCCGTGTCGGTTGGCTGGCCCAACAACACCGAAACATTAGAGAAACTAGGGCGCCTAATCTGGAAAGAGTCAAGGTGCCTTAATGTCAACCATTTGCACCCCAGTTTTAACGGTTCCGATCACGGATTGGTGCAGGCAAATATTGTGCATAAACGCTGGGCCGAAGAACTGTTTAACATGCCGTTTGAAGAATCCATGTCAGACCCAACACTCAACCTGCGTTTTGGTTTCCTGCTCTATGACGCCACAGCAGAAACAGGTGCCTGCGGTTGGAAACCTTGGAGAATGTGCTAGCAAATGTTTAATGTTGACCGACCCGACTGGCAACAATTAGCGGCATGTCGAGGCATTGACACCAACCTGTTTTTTCCTAGCAACGCCCAAGAGTCAGCCCAAGCCAAAGCCATAATCAGGCCCTTATGCGAATCCTGTTTAGTGTTTCAAGAGTGCTACGCCTACGCCGTATCATTCCCTGAAAAAGCTTTACAAGGCATTTGGGCCAACACCACAGACAACGACCGGCGGCGTATCCGCTACAGTGCCACACCAGTTGGCTATCGTACAAAACAACCCGACCAATGAAAGGCCCGACATGAACCAACAATTAGCAGAAATGACAGCTGCTATAACCAAAGCCGAAATCACTATGAAAGCGGCG